TGGCATGTATGCCCGTCACGATTAAGAATGCGCTGCCTAATCTTGCGCCATTGGCTGGTGCTGCCATTGTCCTTCAATGCACTGCTCATCAGTAGTAGTTCCTTTCCTGATGAAATGCCCACGCTTTGCATGGCGTTTGATAACGCTTTGTTATATACTTGATTGAAGCGTCTATCTGTCTGAATGGGTCAAGGTCACGATAGTGTTTCGATCTCATTTGCCCAAGTACGTAATGACTGCCATTGCGTGCAGTGTATGACCAACGACTTTCCTTTGTAATGATCTTATTGAAACATTGGAATTCTTTATAGTCCAACAATCTTGAATGGGCGTATAGTTTCAGATGATCTACCGAATAAGCAGCTGCTTGAGCAGGGTTAGCCCCTAACGGTGCGCTGAAGCCAGTGATTAACAACAACATTTGAAGTCTTTTTTTATTTGTCTTTTTCTTTTCAAGATTATTTGAAAGAAATTCATTCTGTGTTTTACCCATTAAATGCTGGGTGTTGTTGTATGCGTCCAGCGTACACCCCCTCGTCAAGCGTTGAATAACTTTACGCATGGGCTTGGGCGTGTCCCACAGGGTTTTTGCACCTGTGTACAACTTCTGTGGATAACTTTTCACTGATGCCCCCAGCCGTGGCCCTTGAAGGAAATGCCAAAAGTTGAGTACCGGCGACTCATGTTTTGCCCGCAGCAGATTGGGTTTCTTTCTTCATGGATACTTCGATCCACTTCAACACTGATTTGGCACACCTTGCATTCAAACTCATAGATTGGCATTTGAACTCCCTATCTGTGCAACCCCCATGATTTCGCACTTGGTGCATTGAATCACTTCCACACCTTCGGGAAGGTTGTCGGTTATCTTGTGAATTAACTGGGTTGTTATTTTCTTGCATTTTCTGCATTCAAATTGCACTTTGTCCATAATTCGATTTCCTCAAATTCTCGATTGGCTGAAGATTGATTTGGGTGACCCACCAGTTGGGTTGCTTTGAATGGCGGTACTTTGGGCGCTGGGCAATCGCAATTGGTATCCAACCAGCAATGAAATAATGCGGTGCTTGACCTGTAACCAAAACGGCAATGTCGGTTGGTCTGTCGTATTCGTGGACAATCAGCTGCCCTGCAACGTACTTCGTCCAGCGCACCTCGATCGCATTGCCTACGTCAGCCTTGATTTTGAACTTGTTTTCGTAAGGGTCAAACGGAAGATTGAAATACTTGGCAACAACCCACTCACTGCCAATTGCTTCAGCAGATTCGACCAGGTATTCAAACGTCGCCAGGTCTTTCTGATAGCGCTGCGGGTTGTCTGCGCCTTTGGTTGATTCTGCCGTCAACTTAACTGCTGCCAACATGCACACCATTTGCTCATCATGGGTCAAGGTCATTTTCATCTGCAACCCGCACAAAACCAAATGACCTTTTCGTTTCGGTCATAGCCTTTTTGGTAACCAAACGCATCAAACTTTGTCAGCATTGAACACTTGTCGCATTGCTCGACTTTGTATTCGGCGATAATCTCACCGTTTTCCATAAGTTTTGCCGTCATGGTTTGCGGATAAATGATCTCGATAAAGTCACTCATTTGAATGTCACCCACAATAAAAATGAAATCAGTCCAATTTCAATGACAACAAGAATTTGAATCAACCGTTGTTTTGTCATACTTGTGGCTTCCATTTTCCGTCACTTGCTAAGACATACCAACGCGGTGTGCATTGGGTCGCCTTTGTGCGTTCCGTGCAGAAATACCCGCCCCATTGCTTTGGTGCGCCTTCGTGTGCTTGCTTCCACACCATGTGACCGTGCTTGCACTGCGGTGCTTCCTGAACCAATTGCCCGCCCAATTGCTTGGCGATTTCGTCCATTGATGAACCCAATGACGGCACGCCTGATTGCTCGGCTTCAGCTGCCGTTTTGTAACTTGGCAAGTCACCAAATTTGGTTGTCCAATAATCTGTTGAATCAGCATTGGCGACTTTTGCTGGTGTGCGTTCAACCTGTTCCATGATTTCGCGCGTTGACCGTTCAGCCCCGCCCATGACAAGTTGCTGACACCTCATAATTGCCGAAGTCGTTGTGTCTTCGACGAACCAGCGTTTCATGTTTTGCTGATATGCGCCCTGGTAACCATAGGCGTAATCAATGCCCGCTGGGTGTAGATCAGTGTCATTTCGAAACGCTTTGGCTTCAACCAAGACATAACCCTTTTCAGCACTGAATTCAACAATGCGGGTTTCAATTCGCCCTGTTGGGTATTTTGCCAACCAGCGTTCTAATCTTTCGCGGCTTGCTTCGTAGTTATCCAAGAACCCCATTATTTGACCGCCTTATTTGCTATGTGGCGAACCATTGCTTTACGACGTGCTATGCCCTCGCGCTTACCTTCTTTGAAGCCTTTGGCATAACCAGCAGCGGCTGAAATCACCATAAGAATGATCACCAGCACCAAACGCCCTAAGGTTTCAGGGTCTAATAGATCAAGTACCATTTTTGAATTCTCCCGATTCTTGGCGGTAACGACTACCACCTGACATCAGGGTGACGCATGATCGGCGCGCGGTCAAGAACCTTGCGTGTTTGTCGGCGTGTCCCCAGGCTTTGGCTTCGATTTCAGTCCGTTGCCAGCAAGCACACCGCCCAGCGAACCAGTCAAGAAAATCGCCAGCGTTTTCAGTAAATCAATAAATGCTGCGTCGTTGGGTGCTTGTGCCCCAATTGGTTGTGTCACGAAAATCAATGCGTATGTAATGCCCAAGGTTACTATCAAAAACACTGCTGCAAGGGTTGCGCCAATTATCAAAATCAGCTGCGCGTGTATTTCTTCGGGCGTTTTACGGCGTAATGGTTTGTCCCGATTCAATTCCAAGTATGTCGTCAGTGCATGTTCCAGTCGGGACGCATTCCGGTTTTTGACATTCTGCTTTTGACCAGTTGTCGAATTCTTGGCACTCATAACGAATCCAGCCCTGATAACCGCACGCCGTGAGACTTAGCGAAATGCCCAACGCTAAGCCCACGGCAGCAAGTTTTCGGGCTACTTCCCCGTTAACCCGAAACTCTTATCCTGCGGGTTTAACCAGCGCAAAACGACTGGTGCGACTGCTGCCACGCCTGCCATTGCAAGTGTCTTTGGGTCAGTAACGCCCGCCATGTATAGGGCAAGTGCTGCTGCCATAAATGAACGCGCCCATGACGCGATCAAGGCTTTGGCTTGTTCCATTTTTTCTCCTTTGTTGGTTTTGCTGCCGACTTTGGCATTTCAACGATTGGAAATTCTCCCTTGTACGGCACAAACTTTGGAATGCCAAAACCGACGATTTCCTTGCCTTCACCGTATGATCGAACCTTTACCATGACCATGCCGCCATTGCGCTGGTCACCCGTCCCGCTGGTGTTGCCTTCAATTGTCAAACAAGTTTTGCCGTCAATTAGTGCAACAACAATTCCAATGTGTGAAATACGGTCAACGCCGTCATGTGGAAAATCCATGAAAGCCAAATAACCCAATTGCGGCATGCTTGACCAGCGGTTGATCTCTTTGAATTTGTGTGCGCCAACGGCAGTGCCAACGACTGAATGAATCTTGACGCCTGCTTGCGCTGCACACCAATTGACAAACGAACCGCACCACGGCAAACCGTCTGCCTTTGTAAATTTGCCGTACTTTGTCAGGTTGTCGCCTTCTTCAATTGTGCCAACTTCAGTTGCTGCGACTTCAATCAACCTGGCATTTGTGCCGTCAGGATAGTTACTCATCAGGCGTCACGCTCGGTGTGGATTGTTCCATTTATTTGCCCAACTTTAATCCATCAGGTAATGGTTTTGAGTATTCCCATTTAGCAACATACTGAATTCCATCTCCATCGTCACGAAGCACGATAGAACCTAATCCGTTAAATTCGTCCAGATTATTTTCTAATTCTGGATAATTGGCGATGATTGTTTCAAAAATGTTCATTTATGCTCCAATGTAATACGCGGCGAAGAAATTGCCATCGTATGCTGCTTCCGTAGTTAAAGTGCTGCCGCTGTTTTGATACACCAATGACTGGACATAATCTCCAACATTCAGGTAATAAATAGTCGTGAAAAGTTCGCTTTCCACGCCGTTTGCCGTTCCCACCACTACAGTTCTGCCTATTGCGGTTGTTCCGTTTATTTCTAACTGAATTTGACGAACACCGCTTGAGTTTGACGGCCAAAATACGCCAGCCGTTATGTTGTAATAACCTGCTTTACCAGCTGGAATAGTAATTCTTGAAGTGTTTGTTGATGTTGAGTGATAACCATCAGTGTCAAAAGTTTCTGTCTGATAAACCAGTGCCGTAAATGTGGCATTGGTGATCGCTTGTCCAGTATTAGGTACTAAACGACAACCAGCAAATGTTGAACCGCCAGCAGGTGCAGCCCATTTGATACCAGTTGCAGCCGTTGAGTCAGCGGTCAAAACGTGACCGTTTGTGCCTACTGCAAGGCGGGCTGGTGTGTCAGCAGCAGTCGCAGCAATTAAGTCACCTTTAGCGTCAACAATTGCATTTTGAATTGCGTTTGAATCGTCTTGCGCAACCCAAGTGAAGTCCATGTCGGTGTTTGAAGCCTTAGCCAAAACCTGACCTGTTGTTCCGCCAAGCAAGTCAGCCATTGATGTCGCAACGGCTTGACCAAAAACTTCAAAATCAGCAGGCAAGTCCGTGACCAAGTCGGTCGAAGTCGGCATTTGCCAGTTAAACGGGTTCGTCGGGTTTGCCATGTTGTCTCCTTGTTAAGTGATAATTGTTGCACGCGCCCAGTCAAGCGTTGGCGACACGCCCGACCAAGTAAATGTGTTGGAAATTTCGTCCCATTGCAATGCCTGTAATGAAAACGCAACGGGAGAAAGATTAAGCGAAACCGAAAGGGTGTTGTAACCCGCACGGAATGTCCAGCCTTCGACGAAGCCCTGGAAGATCGAACCCATGTTTGAAGGTAGGTCATTGATTGCCAGGGGCATTCCCATAAAGACACTGATCAGGTTATCGCGATCAGAATTGTCCACTTCAGGATTGGTCAAGTCGTACGTAATTTCGCTGAAAATTGGTTGCGGGTCTTTACGCAATGCCAAATAAAAATCTGCTTGGTCTTCGGCGTCTGTTGCATTGTGAAGTGTTGTTGTAATGATCTGAGCAAGTGTGCCGTAAGTAAGAATTGAAGCTGCGTCAATGGCAGATTTTTCCGCGCTACTGGTTGCCCCATATTTGATTGTAAGATCGTTTCGAACGTCGCCCGCACGGGTTTGAGTACGTAATCCCGCCGCACGCGCCTGGTTGGCGGTTACTTGAACATAACCGTTGTTTGAAAGGTATTGGCTGCGGTGCGTTGCGTCAGCGTAGGAAATGCGCCCCTGCGCGTCTTCGTAAATGTAGCCAAGCCCCGAAGTTGCCAACGCTGAAACCAATGAATACACGTCCGTTCGATCGCTTGAACGTGCTGCCAATTCGTAATCGCCTGGACGATCAATTTCACCCAAACCAACATTTTCAGCATTTGCCCACGTTGTTGTTGGGTCATAAGTTGCCCACGTCAATGCCCCTGGCACTTCCGCCCAAGTATTAAGCAAAAGGTTTGAAAGTATCGTGTAAATCTGATTTCCGTCGAAGTCCTTTGAAAGCACACCGTTGGTCAAGGCTTTTGGCAAACGTGCCAATGCGCCCAGTGCGGTGATCGAATAAGTCTGTGTAAACATGGTCGTTCCTACGTCCCGCACTTCCAAACCAATGTCCACGACGTTACCGCCGAAGATTGGAATAAATGTGTTTGACGTATCTTTGACTTGAATTGAAATTGTTGAATTAACTGCGACTGGAATTGTTGCCTGGTTAACGTCGATCAATTGAATGTTGGTATAGCCCGCCTGCGCTTGCTCATAAATGTTTGTGCGACCGCTTTGAATGACAAGATTAGCCAAAACCGCGTCGGTGTATTCAATGCCGTCAATTTCGACTTTCCAAATGGGTGACCACTGCGTCATTTTAAATCGCTATCAGTCCGCGTGCGCCATTCGTGCCGCGGTAGTAACTGTCGTTCAAGGTTTCAACGATTGTGCGTGCCGTGCCTTCTCTATCTACTGCACCCGATACGTTCACGTTAATCGTCGTGCCTGACGCCGCCATGATTCCCGCCAACGTGTTTGTGTTAACCCCTGAAGTGCCAAATTGGAAATTGCCGCCTGACGTAGCAGCAGCTGCGGTTGCAGCAACCTTTGCAGCAGTTGAAACACCGCCCGTCGTCCCGCCAGTTGAACCGCCTGCTGACGGTGCTGAAATGCTCGGAATCTTTGGAACGGCGGTTGAAACCGTTGGTGTTTTGATTGTTGGAACGCTAACCGTTGGCGTCGTTATCTTTCCGACATTCGGCAAAAATGGAATTGAGTTGTAAGCCGAAATTAAGGCGTTAATTCCAGCCACCGCCCCGGAAATTAAACCGTTCAAGATTCTGACAACGCCAGCAATGACGTCAATGACACCGCCTGCGATTTTGCCTGCAACCTGCAACGCCCCACCCAGTACCGTGCCAATGACGGGTGCAAGATAGGTTGCTATATATCCGCCGAATTCTTTGAATGTGTCTAAGTTGTCACCGATTGCGTCTTTGATGTATCCGAACGCCTTCAGCAAACCATTTATGATCGGCGTGAAAGTATTCACAATGATGTTGCCTAATGTTGTGATAACCCCACCAAGCCCGTTGCCGTTAAGGCTAAACGCGCCTGAAAATGCGTTGATGATTGGCAATGCGTTGTCGTTAATAAAACGAATCATTTTTTCAAGAATTGGCAACAACGCAAAACCGATTGTTTCTTTGGCTTCGTCGAATGCAACTTGCATGCGTGCAATTCGTCCCGCGTAGGTATCGGCGTTGCGTGCAGCAGCCCCACCAAATAAGTCTGAAAGTTTGCCTTGAACTTGCGTGAAGTTCATTGTCTTCAATTCAGCAGCTGAAAGCCCAATGCCCAGTTTGCCCAGGGAAGCGGTGTTGCCGTCGTACGCCTTGCCCAAGGCGTTGGCAACTGTTTCAAGTGGCTTTCCTGTTGCCGTCGAAATATCCAAGGCGGTTGAAAGTAAATCTTGCGCTTTTGTGATGTCGCCAGTTGATCGAACCAAACGTCCGAGCGCTGGACGCAATTGATCATCAGCCACACCCGTGGCAAGTGACATTTGAAGAATTGATTGTTCGGTGGCTGCAATTTGTGCCTTTGTCGCGCCCGTAGCGTTCTCCAACGCCAGCGCCAACTGGGTCTGTGCCTTCTCGTCTTCAATGGCGGCTTTGACGCCTTCAATGCCTATTTTGACGGCATAAGCGCCAGCGGCTGCGGCTGCAGCAACAAATGCTGCGCCAACCATTTTGCCGACCTTGCCCATTTTGTCGCCGAAAGTTTCAACGTCCTTT